AAGAGAAAGGAATAGTCTTTTCCCGTGGACAATATATCGATCTGAGTGACCACAGGATACACCGTCTCAAGGAAACCAAATGTTGTTGACTTGACTTCGTTTCCTGGAATAAAATCTCCAACCAAATCTTTGAGATATATTTCGGTTATATCGTAGTAGTTTTTCCTGTACTGAACAACACGCTGTACAACGGCTGTGGCAACTACATCACCGCTTGTCGAGTTCACCTGATATACCTGACTGCCTTCTATGGCATAGTTTCCCGTTCCGCCATTACTTGTCGTTTTTATCGATATCGGTTCCACCCATTTTCCATCGGATGTCCTCAATATATCTTTTGATGGATGATAGACTTCCGCCGTAGCATTGTACAAAAGCCTGAACAAAAACTTATAAGCCTTTTCGGTTCCTTTTGCGCGATAGAACTCTCGCACATTCTTTAAGAAGTTGGCTTCATTGACTACGTTGCCCTCGGAATCGGTGGCAAGTTGAAACGGAAAATTTCGAAGATAGGTTTCTCGGAAATCATCAAAAAATATTCCAAGGCTTCTATCAACATCGGTCAAATCCATAAATCCATCTATGATTCCAAATGGATTCTCAACTCTTTCCATCCACTCGTAATACGCTTCTACGAAAGCACGAAATGTTTGATGATCTCTGTTGATGAAGTCGGGAACTTGATCAACGATTAAGTTACTAGGTCCAAACCTCTTGAGTATACGGGGAGACTCCTCCGATAAAGCAAGGGTTGGTGCCTGTGCTGGAGCAGTAACACCTGTAAATAGTAGGGGGACAACATTCATCAATAGTTTCCAGTAGCCGTATCAACAAAAGATATCTTGATGGGATTAGGGGAGTTGTTGTCGATCAAAAGAACCTGATTTCTCTTTGGTATGATGTCAACCCTCTGATCTGGAGTAACTTCGAATGTTATGTACGGAATGGAACCAGTACCTACGGGATTGAATCCACTCATAACCACCTTTCCAGTTGCATAGTCAATGGTCCCAAGTTTGTTTCGAACTACCACCTTGTCCAGTCCATTGTACCTATACATGATCAAACGACCGCTTCCGTTGTCTTCTATGAAGCAATCCCTGATGTTTCCATTTACATCTTTATGCTTGAATACAGATGTCTTGACGATGCTCTCCGCATAAGCGTCATAGGGATGAAAGATCGGCGCATCGAAGTACAGGGTATAGTTTCCTGCACTCACTGGAGATGGGACTATCTTCTTGTAGATTGTGGTGTTTATTCTATTGCTAACTATGCTATTGCTGGACAAATCGATGAGCCTTGAGAGTGAAGAATATCTGAACGGTGCATTAAACTTCCCCAAGTAAAGATTAAAGTAGTTTCTGACCGCTAGATTCACGATCTGTCTCATATCCGTTTCTGATATGAATGCTCTATTTGAATCATAAGATACACTACAATTTACATTAACGAAGGTATAATCGGGATCAACTATTTCGGTGGTTACAGCCACAATAGTTTTCTTGTTGATTATCTCTCTCTTCACAGCATCCTTCTGAGAATCGCTGAGTAGGTTTGTATTCTTAGGCAGGATCGATATGAACACCTTTCCGTGTTCCGGTGGATCGTTCTGCTCGCCACCCCAAACTCGTACAGATTCCGCTGAAGAATATTCACTCAAAATTATTGATTCAAAATCCCCCACCGTCACCGCTCTGTCCTGTGACTGATAGAATTTTGGAGCCGTGTAGCGTATCTTCTCGCTTGATTCTCTATCCCCACCACCATAAGATGGCGTGACCGTCGTAACGACGGAATCAAAATCATCTCCCGCAATTCCATTGAACTGAAATGAACTGAAATTCGTATCCTGTTTGCCGATGTCATTTCCAAGCAACCCATCGGTTTCGAAGTAAATTATGGTTATGAAACTACCTTCTTCTGGCTTCGCCCCAAAGATACCATCACCAAAACTAATCTCGTAATTTCCCCGATAGTTTTCATTTATGAAATAGACCTTGCTGCTCGGAGTTAGTTCGATGAATTTACTATTCTCTTTCCAAGACACATCCGCATTGGTTAGATCGGAGGACGAAGCCATAACGTAAATCTTGGTAAGGCTTCTATCGATCTTGTCAGACAAAATTTCAAACTTGGTTGAGTTGCTATCCGTTCGATAGACAAACGATGCAGACTTATACACCCCCTGCCTTACACTCACATTGGATGCTTTATAAGGGACACTGGACTTGTTTATAACAAATGCCTCTGTGCAAGTAAAGGTATAGTTTTCACCATCCTTGGTAGCAAAGAAGTTCGTACCCTGTGGAATGCTTGAAGGAACACCAGATGTTGCCCCAAACGTGACGTTCACGACAGCGGTGGATGCGCTCCTTGAATCTGGTACATATCCAAGATTTTTGGCTAATGAAACTATTGACCTTCTAAGTACGGCTGATTCCATGAAGGACTCGGACGCAAGCATATTTGCATACAACCCCATATAATGCGTATTGTATGCGAGCAAATCAAGAAGAACATTGATTCCCGATCCCTCATAGTCAAAATCGCTGAATTCACTCGTTCCCGAAAGATATGTCTTCAGGTTATTCTTTATCGAATCGAAATCTAAGTTTGTTACTGGAGTAGATAGTGCGCGATTTGGCATTTATCTCAGCCTTTCTAAGGTTACAAACATTTTAGATGTCTGTCTGCTGTTGAGAAGCATGAAAGAGATGCTGACCTCAAACATGTTTTTTTCGTTGTTGAACACCACTATCACATCATTTATCATCGCCCTTGGTTCATACCTGTTGAGAAGATCTATGATGTTTGATCGCAACATTACCGCTGTGATTGGGGTCGCTGGTTCAAATAGTAATTTAGATAGCCTTGCGTCTATTTCTGGTTTGAAAGGCTTGTCGTATTTGTTCATCAAAACTAGATTTCGAATCGACCTCTTCACAGCCTCTTCGTCCTTTTTCTGTGGTACATCACCCGTCATAGGATGCGGGGAGAAGTCAAGATCCAGATCTTTGAACAAATTTTTCCGTAGTTTATTCATCTGTAGTCTTTTGCTGAGTTCAGTAAGAATGAAATCTGATCTCGGGAATATTCAAACTCATTCTGCACATCAGTTTCATTCACATGGTCAAGAATGTTTGAATCACACCACTCAATTGTTATGTATCCATAAACTACTAAACTATCACTGCAAAAAAGGGGTAGTGTGGAGAAGGCTGTGGTGTCGTGAATCTCATAGAACTTCTTGGTGTTGGATTCAAACAAGGAATCGGTTGTTCTTATGAGTGGATTGTTTTCCCGTAGTTGTTGTATTATCTCAACAAATCTACTCACAAGAACATCCTGTCGAAACTGCATGGTCGAGGAAACCTTTGGATCACAAGATTGATGAGATATGCTCATCCTACGCATAGAAGAGCCATCAGCGAACTTTCCGCCATTATGAAACTGAGTTAAGGAGACGCGAGAAGCCTTTGCCTTCATCCTTAATTCACCAACCATGTCTGATATTCGCATATTTACTTGATTGAAAGTTTCTTCTTTCTTTACTGCCATTTTTTTTCTAAAGTACCTAAAGATTGGCTTCACCGCGACAAAAAGTCCAACCGCAGCGGTCAATGCACCCAAAAATGCAGCGAGGATCTCAATCCATCCTCTAATAGTATCCGTTTCCATAGATTTCTCCAAAGTAATGAAATATTTATCCTAATACAAAATGATGAATATTGTTCACTTTTAAGAGTCTATGCTGATAGATCCGATATCCCCACCAAAGCCTTGCATCGGTCTTGCCTTCCCAACGATCCTCGAAAAATCAACGGGACCATTGGGTACATTTATCCCATTTTCCGAAGCAACATCGACCAAGGCATCTCTACCTTGAGTACTGCTTATCATGTTCATTACAACTTGCCCACCAAAACAAGGATCCGATAGCAAACTTGCCACCAAACCGTTGGCAAGAGCGTAATCGGCCAATGCAGCGGCAGCGGCAATATATGCTGCTTCGTCGCCATCTATGAACCCCTGAATGCTTTCAGACGCATCTCCTATATTCCCCGCAAGTTTTCCGAGTTCATTTAGAACGCTGGCCGTCGCTATCAGTTCTTTATTTCCGCTTGCATCAACCTGATAGGAAACCTCATTCAGTAGTCTTTCTATTTCTGCCATATTTTCGGCAAAGTTTTCAAAGAATGGTCCAACTATTCTTGGATTTAGAGATGAGAATGCTTGTGAAAAATTGTCCTCAAGTTGCGCGCCTGGATCTTTCAACACATCCTTCATTGAGTTGTATGCAGACATGACTCCAAGAATTTGATCCAAAGTGGCATAAGCCTGATTTGGATTGCGAATCACACCACTCAAAATATCAGTATGATTTTGAAACTTTTGTAACTTATCGTTTACTTTGTCCAGTTTCTCGTTCAGTTCTTTGAGATTATTGTCGAGATCTTCGATTTCATTCAATTTTCCCATAAATCCGCCTATTTGCTCTCCAAAAGTGGAAAGGACAATAGAAAGAGGATTTTGTAGCAAGTTTCCGCTCATAAACGAATTGACAAACTTCTTAACTCCTGGTGGTATAAGACCAGAGATGACGCTGCAATTTGAACTCGCAAAGATGTTTTGATAAGAACTCATTTTAACTACCAGCCTCTACACTGCTAAGAGCAATAAGAAAATGTCCACAGGACGCTAAGTCTTTATTTCTACAGACGGGGGCATCTTCAACCATAACCGATGGCAAACCAGTTATCATACTGGCTTTATGTGTTGGGTTTCTATCATGCGGAGAAATAATGCTGCCAACTTTTGCGACTGGAATATCATTAACCAAGACGCTAAAAGCACCATTCAACACCTTGCCATCCCCAACGAAATCTCCAAGTTTTCCAACAGACAGCATTTAAAACTCACCTCCATCAAGCAAAGAGATATTGAAGTTTACAATTGGTTCAAATCCAGATTCAAGATAATATGGTGGAATACCCAAAGAACGAGTGACACACACATAGGAAATTCCATCATCGGGATTGTACACGACATCTCCTGGTTGATATTGTCGTGTGAGTGAGTATGTTCCTCTCCAAATCAGATATGCCATTTCATGCCCCTATGAATGGATTCGGATATAGTCCAGGAATGATCATAGCATCTGGTTGTCCCTTTCTAGAAGGGCAGTTCAACTTGATCAACGAAACCTTACCAGAAAGTGCAAGATCACTACCCGTCATGGTTTTCAGCACAACATCACCGGAGCCAAGGGAGTTAACAACAAAACCACCAACACCATAAACTTCACTAACACAATTTCCATACACGGTGGTGTACTTATTCCCCATGATGGTTTCCCTATAATCACCAAGAACTGAAACATCCCAAGTTCCATACACGACTGATCTAACGTCTCTCAAAGCCTGTAGGTTTACATTCCCGTCCACTTGTAAGTTTAGATTTCCACCAGACAACCTTGACCCTATATAAACATTGGCATCACCATTTATTGTTATGTTTGCAACACCATTGATTACCACATAATCGCTCCCTGCGATCAGTTCATAGTTATTTCCCTGAATCTTGTGAACTCTTGTTCCTGGTGGATTGTTTTTAAAGGCACTCGACACCTCTTCAAAAGATCCGCCTGGATTGTATGTGTGGTGCCGTTCCTTACCGGGGGTGTCATCCCATTCCTCCACCATTCCCGATTTGGTGGTGAAAACCTTGTTGTTTGGATATTGTGGGCTGTATGGGGTTTCTGGTTCAGACCATTTTTGAGTTTCAAAGGTATCCCATGCAACGGGAACATTTGACACTGCTGTATCCTTCTTGGCCTGTACGATGGTTTGATCTGTATTTTTTCCCGTTGCGAGAAAATTGACATCACCATGTTTTGCGTCAACATATTCCTTCGTTGGATATGTTCCGGAAGGATCGTTGAACCCCAAATTCTTGTTGGCTATTTCCTGAGGTATTCCCCCGACAGAAAACATCACCACTGGCTGCTGTGCGTTCTCACCATCCCTGAAAAACCCAAAAACATGCGATCCCTCAACCAATCCAGTTGGAGATTTACCTATTCCGCTAATTGAAGCACTTGTTATGTCAAGAAGAGGATGCGCCCAAGGCAGATCGCTTGTTGGTAGTGTCTTCTTGTTTTCCGGATGATATCCAAACACTCGGACACGAACTCGACCAAGCGTCAATGGGTCATTGGTGTCTTCAACAACACCAAACCACCAAACAAATCCATTCTGACCCATTATCATCCGATGTCATTTCCTTTCGTCATACCCAAAATTCTCGTTACCCCACCTCTCCCAATCAAGTAGTTCTTCTTTGGTGTAGGGAAGTTTCCACAACTTCTTTTCTGTTTCTGCTGGCGTGATTACCTTGTTTTCGTTCTCTTCCATGCTATTCTCCATTGTAAAAATTAAACCTCATACCCATCAGGAATTCCCTTTATGAGGGAGTCCTTTGCCATTGTTATGGTTGTGTTGTACCCAACCTCTCTATTTATCATGTGCTTCAGGGATACTATCATGTATCTACCACTAAGGTATTGATCTTCCCAATCCTTTTCTTTTGCATCCATATATCCCGTTTTTGCTATCTCAAAATCTATCACATCAAGCAATCGTAGAGTGGAATTTCCATTGACAAGCAAACTCATCGTCAATGTATTGAACTGATTTATGATACTTGCCTTATCGGGAAAGAAATTCTGCGGAACATCATTTTCCTTCACGTTGTTAAATCTATCCGCTTGCACAGGAAGATAGTTCATGAATCCCATCTTTGCATCAACAAAACGTCTGTTGCTTTTTGGAATGAGTTTTTCTGGGTTGAGGTGATTCACCTTGTCAAATGATTCATGATAGTCGTATTCATAGTAGTTCATTTTCTTATTTGTTATATCATGAGTCATCAAGTAACCAGAGTACATACCTCGCCGATATTCATTGATTCTATCGAAGTATGAGTTCACCTGATAATCCTGAACTCTTTGAAAATATCGATTGACATCGGCCATGTTCATTGGAGTTGGAGGCTCATGTCTATACGACATCACTGGCGGCTTGTTCATCCTGAAGACAATATCTGAGAGGTGAAATCCATCCACATCTTCATAGAACACGAAACAAGATGGAGCATTTCTATTCGAAGGTCCAGAAGAAAATGCTCTTTGTGCAAGCCAGTTTATGGAGTAGAGCGGAGACCAGTAGGGGAATACAAACTGAAATTCTTTATTGCTCACGGGATCGATTGTCAATCGCGAAGTATCCTTGAAGTTCTCTGAAAAAATATCAAACACCATCTTCGATAGAGAACCCTTTTTCGAGCAGGAAATCCTCTTCATGTTGTTTTCATACTGAATGTTGCTGACAAACTGCAACTTGTACGTTTCAGTTTTTTCATTCGATGTTCGTGACTTTCCAAGCACGGTGAATACCTTCCCCGTTATTTCAATTGGTGTCTCGGCATTCGGAGTTTTGAAGGATATCAGTATCGTCTCGTTGCCAACGATGGGAATGGCTTCAGAGTAGTTAAGTGCATCAAGCAACAACACTTCTCCAACCATTTTCGTGTCGTATATGGTTTCATACAAAAGAAGTTCTATAAACTGCCCTTTGAGATCAACCGCTGGTCCACCGCTGTTGGATACGATCTCCAACTTGAGCAATTGATAATCGTTCTGCTTGGAATAAGAGTTGCTGTTTGATATTGATTCAGGCATTGGTCAAGAAGGAATCTATGTTTCTGTTTATATTCGACATGTATCTTGGTTCTATCAGAGTGATGTTTCTCTTTTCATCATTGAGCCGCTCCTCATAATCTCTATTGGTTATAACATCGTCTCCATGGTCTTCCAGAATGTATCTTCCAAGAGGAGTTGCACCAAATGTAAATCCGAAACTTGATGTTGACAGAAACTGATTATGAAGAGACTTTGGAACCCGCGGATTCAATATTTCCTTATCGCTATTTTCGAAATGATGGACTGCATAAGGAGATGCGATCACCTTTCCTATTCTACCGACATAATAAGTCGTTTCTCCCAACACATTGGTGTTGGCACCAGCAATCAAATCACCTTCTGTTGGTATCCATGCGGTCTTCTGTGTGAAGTCCATCACAAGCCTACAATATTGAGGATCATACTCCACAACTCTTGCGTTTTTCAATGAGTCCAAGATGGATGGTTGTGCAGCAGCACTGCTCGTACCTGTGGCATAGACAATGTCATTCGTTCTGAACGATCCCTCAAATGCGGTTTGACCACCCACGCTCGTCAAAAACAAAGTGTAACCTGGATATTTTTCTTGAACATAGTTGTCGAATGCAACGGAAGACAAGACCCAATCGTAGTAAGGATTGACCATGTTGTTTAGGTCTAATATAACCCAATGCACCCTAGAATCATCGTATATTCTATGAGCAACTATGTCGGGTCTATCGGTTTCATTCACCGTCACGTTCAATGGATATGCACCTTCATCGATGACCGTCTGCTCTACCTTGAATCTGACGGTGATATCAGACATCTGCCTGTATCCCTGTGGCGTCAAGTAGTTTACTATTGGCAATTTGTCGTACATGTATCAGTATCCGTGAACAATATGTTCGTTTGTTAGTTGTTCCATTTCTTGGAACCCCAATTCAAGGCGAATGAACGCTGGCTTGGCATCTGTGAATGTCTTAAAATCTCCTGCTGCGGAAAAATCCACGTTTACCGATTGCAGAGCAAGTTTTGGCAATTTTGGAAGATTGTCATTGATCACAACCATCCCACTTGGTTCTTCTATTGTATAGAACGTCAACTCAAACTCTGCGGGAAAAGTGAAGAAATGTCCACCACCACCCTGCAATCCTGGATATGCATGATAACGAAGCATTCTTATGATGTTGAGTACCGTCTCCGCTTCCTTTTCGTTTTTTGGCATGAAGTCAAAGGAAAAACTATGGGATCTAACGCCAACATCGCGAAACATCATTTGCTTTCTTGGGTTGGCGACTGTTCTTGTCTGAGCAGCCCTGACAGCGGCAAGATTCGTTTCTTGTGCCACCTCATTCAAAGCACCACCAACCGCAGCCACACCGTTTGCCATCTCTCCTATCTTCGCAACAGCATCCGATACCGTTCGTCTACCTATCTTTTCTATCAATGCAGAGGCGGCACCTCTTTTGCCAGTTAGGGCATCAAGAATCATCTTTGTCGTACCCATATCTTCCTCAGAGTAAACCAACTGATCATTCATGGTTATTTTCTGAGGCATATACAAGGCGATTGTGTCTTTTGATTTTATGTTTGCCTTGGTGAATCTTCTGTTTGCCAAGAGTATATTTTGCTCACTCTTTGGTCTGTTTGCAAGCCTACCAACAGTTCCCCGCTGATTGAAGTTTCTTGGATTTGCATTTGCTTCTGCTAAGGCATCGCTATTTGTTTCATCAACAATGCTATTGAAATAGTTCACACCACTCTCAGCGGCCTGATAGACAAATTGCGCTGCTCCCACTGCGGTATTTGCGATTCTAATGCTGTTGTCGACGGGATTTATATAACTTAGTGTTCCAGAATCAGGATCAACTTCTCCGACAGAGTTAGTAAGTGCGCCTTGCAAGGCATTATCAACAGCACCTATCCTTTCATCTGATGTTAATCCCAAGGATCCAAGTCCACCACCTCCGATTATGGCATCAGAATATAGTCTGGCTTGTTCCTGCGAAAAGCCCGC